GCCTGTCCATCAGAAGTCCATGCACCCATAAGAAAAACACTAATAATCTGGGTATGACCAAAATTAGTTTTCATTAGGTAAGATCCTAAGTGATTAGAATAACCTTCTGTTTCTACTAAGTTACCTGGATCTTCTGTATAGCGAGAAAGAGTAGAATCCCATTCTCCTAATTGACCAAATCCTTTACGTACTTCCCAGGCTCTATTGTTAAATACAGTATTTAAAGCAAAAGAACTCTTTTCAGGACTAGTTTGTCTAACTCCTGGTCCGACTATTTCTACTTCTGTACTTCCCATTATAGCCATAATATATCTCCTAAAAAGTTCCCCATGAATCATCCGTGCTAGGATCATAATTGAGATGTACGTACTGTACTCCTGATACAGTTCTTTGCATTAGATAATCACGAAATTCTGTTTTTCGTTTTTCAAGTTTTACTAATGCTTGTGCATTATCCATTGCATTCTGAATTCCGTACTGTTCCATTGCAAATAGAGGAATCATGTCATGAAATATTTGTAAGTTATCATCGATATTAACATTATTAATAACCCCTGTCGTAGTATCAAACCATCGTGGTTCTTGAGGAGCAGCAACTGGATTAGTTAGACCAATTTCTTGTTCATGGGTATGTATTAGTGCAAAAGTACCTGTTACATTATAAGGAAATGTAAGTTGGGTACCCTCTAATCTACACACATTACGTGTTCTAAGCATAGCTGTTGGATTACTTACTACAGAAAAAACTCTAATTGGAAAATTAGTAGTAGGATTAATATTGATTACTGAAATTAATCTTGTCATTCTTCCTAATGGAAAACCAGCACCTGCTCCATTGTCTTGATTAGGATTAGGACCTAACAGCGAAGGTGTACCAGGATTACATGCAATTACGTTAGCTTGTGTTAAATCATAAGCAGCTTGATTAGTCATGGTAATATTAGTACCCCGAGACAAAGTGCTTGGAGCAACTTCTGCTACAAAATTTCGAAATTGATCGTATCCTATTTTACAGTAAAATCCTGCTTCTGGATTACTCATGAATGATTCATCAGGTTCATCTGCATAAACCCTAAAGGTTGTTACAACTTCTTGAGTATTCATTATCCAACTCCTCCTGTGGGTCTAGATGACATTAAAGCTTCTGCTCTTTTAGCTAACTTGCGCTCAGTTTCTTCGAAACCAGCTTCTAGCTGTTTACCAGCCATGGCTTCTCCTACAGCCTGAGCCGCAGCCTGTTCAGAACCTTGCCCAACTACACTTAAGGCAGCTTCACTTGGTCCGCTATTCTGAGGCAATTGACGTGGATATACCTTATCATATATGTTTGCTTCGGCTGCTTCAGGAGTTGGTGCGTTTGCTTGTCCTATAGCTATATAAACATCTCTAATATATTCTTGTCTTTCTAAATCAAGCTCGTAGTATTCCTGACCTCTAATAAAAGATCCAAATACTTCTCCAAATGCCTGAAGATCATCAGTCTGGAAGATCTCAACATCATATCCTTTAATAGCTGCAGTTAAGAGATCCTGTGCATGTGCCAAACTTTCCATCTTATTAATGACGTATTTATTTCCTGTCTTAAAGCTGATTTCTTGCAAAGCAGTTGGTGGATCGATAAGACCCATTTCCAACATATCAAAGATCTTCTTATCTTTATCTTGTTGTTCTGATCGGAATAAGGAATTAGCTTCAATGAAAACTTCAGGTCGATCGACAATATCGAGATTAGTCAAGTTTTGGAAAACAATTTTCCCTGACCCATCAAAAGTTTGTATCATACGATCTTCTGAATAAAAAGCTTTCATCAAGGCAAGAGCAGATTGAGC